AGCGGCGCCGCGTTCTGCACGGTGTTATCGATGCTGCTGGCGGCGCCAGTCAGCAGGTTGCCGTGATTGGCGTGGAACAGCGCCGTGGAGTTCTTGTCGCCGGCGTACAGCGCCGCCGGATTCGACGTGATGATGCCCCAGACAGTGTTCGATTCCAGTTGCGCAGCCGCCACGCCGAGCAGAGCCGGAACCCGGGTGAACGCCTGGAGATCATCGTTGATGATGACCTTACGGGTCAGCGCCACGATCTCGCCGTAGGTGCCGAGCGAGTAGTTGATGTTGTTATCGGTCAGGTTCGCGCGGTGGTACTCGCCCTTCTCGTTCAACGGCTGCAGGGTCGGCGCATCGGCCAGCATCACGCGGTTGATGGGCTTGAAGTCCTGCGCCGTCACTTGCCGGCAGAAGGGCTGGAAGGTGCGCGGGTAGGCCTCGTAACCCTGGCGCAAGGTCTTGTTGGCGACGTTGGCCAAGATCGCCGGAAAGTCGGAAGTCGATTCCGCGCCGCCCATAAAGAACTCCGGCCCGCGCGAGGGGCCCTGGAGCGCCAGGTCGGCGATCCGCGTGACGTCCATGCCGCGCGGGTTCACGCCCTTGAATGCCAAGTACTCCTTGGCCATATCGATGAGTTTGAAGTTGCGGTACTCCCGCGCCATGTCGGCGGCCCGTTTGTGCTGCTCGGGACCGCAGCCGTCGAGATACTCCCCGAGGTCATTGCCGTTGTGGTCGCGGCGGCGCGCCATGAAGAACCGGCCATCGGCGCGCAACAACAACGCCATCTGCATGCAGGCGAGCCGCTGCTCCATGCCGTCGCGGGTCCCCGAGCCGCCGCCCTCGCCGCGGATCGGGAACTGGTCGCCATGCAGGTTCAACTCACCCTTCTCGGCGAGTTGGGCGAACAGTTCCTTCCGGGCCTGATCGGCGGAAATGCCCTTGCCGATGAACTGGCTGATCACGGCGCCGTCGATGCTGTATTTGGTCGCGGTGGCGCGCAGCGATTCAATCTCGCTGACCCGCTCCCGCTCGACCGTGACCGCTTGCTCCCGCGCTGCGGCCAGGTCCTGTTCGTTCGTTCGGTCCTCTGCGCCCGCATCCTGCGTGGGGACTTGTTCCATGGCAGGTTTCTCCTTTTGTGGGCTGGTTGCCCGTAGTGAATCATCCGGTTGCGCGCTCAGAAAGCACGTGTTGAAATCGGCCGGCACAGTGCATGGCGAGATTTCAAACGGCTCCCAGTCGGTGGCTTTGAACATGCCGATCTCTTTGTCGTTCATGTACGGCGGCTTGCCCTCCGGCATTCCCTCGGCGCGGGCGTCGACCTTTTCGCGCTTGTAGACAAAGGTTCCGAAGCTGAGATTCTGCAGGATGCCGGCGCTGGCCTTGCGGAACATCTCGGCCCCGTCTTCGTTGCCGAGATCGAACTGCAACGTGGCCATACCCTTGTCGCCGTTCGGCCAGGCGCGGCGCACCACGCCTACCTGGGCGCGCGTGCCGACCTTCCCGGCCATGAGCGATTTGAAATCGTCGCCGGAAAGGTGGTTGTCGAATACCGGCGCGCCGTTGTTCAGTCGGTCGAAGCGGCAGCCCTGCATGTCCAGTTGAAGCATGTAGGGTTCGCCGGTGGCGCGATCGATCCTGGGAACGGGAGCACCGCTGTACCAGACCACGTCGATGGTTCCGTCCTTCGGGTTGGCCGTGCTGGGGAGGATCTGCGCGTCGGCCGAGAGGACCTCGGCGTAGTACTTGGGCATAGACTGTTCTCCTGTTTGTTGGGTGCGTGTTTTGCGATCAGTTTCGATAGAGGCGGGAGGTGGATTCCCAACCGCCGGCCGCCCGTGCGATCCCGGCGGCGAGCAACTCTCTCGCCATCCCCAAATCCTCTTCCGACAACGCCGTGAGTTTTCTCGGCGTGGCGGGAGGGGCCTGGCTCGTCGGTGTCCGCTCCTCCGTATTCGCCGGCTGCTCCTGGCCGCGCAACGTGGTGTTGCGCGGGTCCGAGTCGAGAATGATCTCGAATTTGTCCAGCAGCCGGTTGAACAGGGCGATCTGTTCCAGTTGCGTGGTGGGATCGTAGCCGTTCTCCAGCACCGCTTCGAACCACGTCTTGCGGCCCATCCGAACATCCTTCAGAACGCCCTCGGCGTCCTTCACCGGATCGACCGACTCGAAGCGTGGCGCGGTCCACTGTACCGTACGCAGGTTGATTCTCTGGTCGTTGGCGGCCGACCGCGGAATCTTGCCTTGCAAGATCAGGACGTCGATGAAACGCCGCCACACGGGCATACAAAACAGCGGAATCAGGGTTAACCAGCGGAAAGCCTCGACCGTGTTGCGAAAGCAGAGCGTGCCGCCGCGCCAGGAGGAGTAATTCACCTGCGACATATCGCCGGTGCCGAGTTCGTAGGGCAGGCCGATGCCGGCCATGATGCCCTGCAACTCGGTCATCTTGTACTCGCGATAGCCGCCGGCCGCCGGCGGATTGTTGAACTTGACCTCCTGGCCCGGTTTCAAGTACTCCACCATGCCGGGCTGGAAGCTCTCCACCAGCAGTCCGCTCGAGGGATCGGTCCCAGCGATTCCCATGGGCTCCCCTTCGACGCCTTCAGGCTGCGTCACGAACGCCGTTACGCAAGCCTCGACCTTCTTCCGCACCCGCTCCGCATCGCAGTAATCATCGAGATCCCGCATCGCCATCATCACCGGCGCGAGCCACGGAACGCCGCGGACTTGGCCAGGCCGGAGCACGCGGTAAACATGCATGATCTGTTGGGCGGGAACCGGCTGGCTCACGATGCCGCCGCGCGGATTGAGGATCAGCACGCCGCCGGGGTGATAGCTGAAGAGCCAGTACGCCACGCGCCGGCCCATCTCGTCAAACTGCACGCCCTCCATCACGTGGCCGTTTACGAGGCCCATGGTCCGTGCTTGGTCGAGGAAATCGGCTTCCAGCATCTGAAGCTGGAGCGGGACGCGCAGCCCGAGGTCCGCCAGTCGCGGCCGGAACCGCACAATGGCTTCGCCGCTCTCGGCCATCGTCCGCACGGTGAGGGTTTGCATGCCGTAGAAATCGAAGCGCTGCGGCGTGTCGCAGGCCTCCGCGAAGAACGGCCACTCCGCATCGATGATCTTGTCGATGACGGCGCTGCCGGTTTTCGCTTTGGGTACGATGCCCGTTCCAACCACGTTTCCGGCCAACTCTTCGATCGCGCGGGCCGCGTAGGGGTTGTTTCGAATGAGATCGCGGCTGCGGTTGCGCAGCCAAATGAGCGACCCCATCAACTCGACGTTGGCGTCGGTCGAGCCAGCGTACCAGCCGTAGGCGCGGCGGCCGGCAGTGGCGCCATCGTAGCGGAACCGCTCGGCATGGCGCCGCCGATAGCCGTCGATCAGTTCGCCCACCGTGCGTTGCACGGCATAGCGGCCCGAGTTGGGCGATTGGGCGGACCAGTCGCGCCGTAGCACGGGGATCACGCGCCCAAAGGAGGTCCGCTCAGGACTGGGGACCAAGTCAATAGTCATCAAAGCGCTTCAACTTAAATCCGGGTTCCAGGATCAGGAAGTCCAGACCGTACTTATCCCGGAGCACGTCCAGCATCGCTTGCAGATTGTCGTAGGTGTCCGGATGAATCTGAAAATCAGCCTCTACCACGTACAACCTCGAGGTCGGGAGAACGGATTTCGGGCGCGGTTCCTTGGCGAGGTCGAAAAGACTCTTCGGGCCCGTGCCGCGCCAGGAGTCATGCAGGAATCGGAGTATCCGGCGAGTGGCGCTCACTGTTTCATCCTTTCCACGACCGCCGCTGTGACAATCGTTACGGCCGCCACCCAGAGGAGGGCGATGACCGCCAGGGCGCCGGCGATCCAGGAGCGCCACCGCTCCAGCCGCGCGATCCGCACCGCATGTTCCGCGCAGCGGCCGGGCTGACCGTTTCCCAACAGCGTCTTCTCCAGACGCTCCACCATGCCCCGCGTCGCAGTCATCTCCGCGGCCAGGCTTTCGCAATGCTGGCAACCTATCATTCCCTTTACCACCTGTCATAGAGCGTCGGACCCGTGGGGCCATCGCCGCGTTTGTGTTGGGCAAATCGGACGCGGCCCCCGGTCCCGGCAGTGGCCTTCCGCAACTCCTCTTCGGTCGCCGCGATGGCCTTCAGCAGCTCATCCATGTCCCGGCGCTCGACCCGGCGCCCATCGGGAAACTGGACCAGCTTCTCGGGCCCCGCCTTCGCCGCATTCAGCTTGTCGAGGTCCGCTTGGATCTGTTGAATGGAGCGCGCCATTTCAATTCCTTCCGAATCAGTGGCTCACTGCGCGAACTGCGCCATGGAGGCATGGCATTTCGCGGTATGTCGAGCTACAATGCCTGTCGGTGGCCGACATGGAGCTCACACAACTTATTCTGGAGCTTCGAGCCCAGAAACAGGCCGTGGAACGCACTATCGA